AAATCCATTCTCAAATGTAAATGTTTCATATCCGAGATAATATAAGTGTAAAGTGTACACGTCTGTTAAATTTGGTTTCAATTGTATATCTAATAGAGTGCGATCCGAATTTAATTGAGAGAAATCTAAGCTTCCCGAAGGTTCCACATTAATCGGATTCATCGAGAATGCATACGTATAAATATTTCTTTCTGGTCTAGATAACCGTGTATTATATGGCACTACATATTTGAAATAATTATGGTCTGGGCGTGGTATATTTGGTAAATCTTGACCATTCACGTAAATTTTGGCAGATTCTAATGGTGTGTCATTAAACGAATTATCGCTTGTGTATGCATTTGATGTAGAAAAATTATAGCGATTTGAAAATTTTCGTTCATTTGCATTCTCATCTGGTAATGGAGAAATACTTCCGTGAGATGTCTCATCTTCATATTCAATTTTCCGTAGAAACCAGTTCAATGTTTTCACAGGAATATTAGGAACTAGCTGCAATTTAATCGAATTTTCACCTAACCTTGTCTGTTCAGTTGGATGTTTTTTAACCACATCTGTTATGAATGTTTGTTTCTTTGTCATTAAATATGTACGCTCTTCTGGTGAAAGAACATATTCCTCTGTTATTATATCAAACGCACTCAATGATATATTAGTACGACTATCCGTACCATGGTTTGTGAAAAACGTTTGAGGTCTAAATTTTATATCAAATTCTATTTTCTGTTTGTAAATTGCACACGTAGGAAAAAAGGGTCTGTTTGGTGAATTTGATGTATATTCACTACCTTGATATTTTCTAGAAAAGAATAAGGGTATAGGTATCATCAATTTAGAAGGATGTCGAGATAATATATGATCATTTTTATGTGATTCGTTGTCTCCTTGATTTCTATTTACCATATATCTCTTTGTACGTTTTTCTGATGTATCCAAGTACAATTCATCATATATTATACCCCAGTCGTCATAGTATTTATCGATTTCTAACTCGTCTACACACATGGAAATTGATTCTATAACATGCCGCCCAACTTGATCAGCTATATTAGAGTTTGAATCAATGCCAGGAAGTTCTATATGTATATACATATTTGATAATAAATCCCCCATATTTTGTGGATTAAATTTCACTTTGACATTTTCTCCAAATGGCCACGAGTCTGAGGCTGTGAAGGGCTTTGTTATTGTGATACTTTTGTGAAATTTTACGAAGTTTGAATGTTGTTCAGAGTGATAATCAAATAAAGAATGTACAGGTTCACTATTAATAAGGTATGTATCCTGTTGACCTATGGCATTTAGAGATAATACCGCACCTTGATCCGGACCCTGCAATCCCATACTTATCTATTGTCTATATATTTTTAATATCATTTTCCCACATCTGAAGAGGTGATGTAGACATTGTCAAATTGAGTTCGTCCCTGGAATGTTTGACTTCCATAAGCAGTGCAGCTACTCGCTCCTCTGTATAGTCAATCGTCTTGGTGTTTAGTAAATAGTCGTAACTCCCATCAACTTTCGGAAACGTATGTGATAACTCTTCCTCTAGATCTTTCTTCTTACGCCTGAAAACTGCCAACGTTCCATTGATGACCATGGTAACAAATTTTGCGCGGTGATTATACATCTCAACCTTTTTCTTGAGAACATTAACCATATGGGATTTGCGTTTATTGTAGTATTCGCTCCGAAGTTTGATAAAGTCCATTAGGATCATTTCAGCACTCTCATATTTATGAATTCCCTTAGTTGGATGAAACAGGTGCATATTCGAAGTCCTGATTGTTTTCTGTAATTTCAGGTCCTTGATAAGATCTTTACCCGTGTACCCCTGAATAACAAAGTCGACATTTTCGGTTGTACTATTGTTGGTATATGAGCTGATAGTCTTCTTTTCGGTAAGTGTATCGAGATGTTCTTTATAATCCTGTGTCCAACGCCCAGGTGGGAGTTCTGTGACCTTGATAGTTTGACCGATCATGTTCCAGATACCCTCTGTGACCCATGTTTCATTTTCGTAGAATACACGACCCTTAAACCCCCTGAACCATGGCTTCATTTTTTGAATACCCTTTCCATTAATGAAGTTGAGTATATTCAATGAGATATCCTTGGGATTGAACGGGGGTACATAACAACTGAAACCCGTACCAATACCTTCTGTACCATTCACAAGAACCATAGGCAACGCTGGTACGTAAAACTCTGGTTCAATAGAAAGACCGTCGTCATATAGATAATTAAGTACGGGGTCATCCTTAGGGTCGAATATCTTTCGAGCTGCACTAGTTAGTCTCGTGAAGATGTACCTTGTTTGAGATGCATCTTTACCCCCCATAAGTCTCGTACCAAATTGACCACAAGGTTCGAGAAGATTGACGTTGTTCGAACCTGTATAGTCGTTAGCCAACTTGACGATCGTTTCCGCGAGAGAAACTTCGCCATGATGGTAAGAACTCTTTTCGGCGACATACGCGGCCAGTTGTGCCACTTTCATTTCGGCAGTCAGGTTCTTCTGAAAACACGAAAACAAAACTTTTCGCTGTGAAGGTTTAAGTCCATCAGCCATATGCGCGATAGACCGCTTCAAGTCAGCGAGACTGAAATTAACGAGGTCTTTGTGAACAAAGTCAGTTATGGCCAGGTTTTTGACATGACCATACGATACTTCAAGATCGCCAGAATTCTTCGCGGTACTTTCGAGAAGCCACGTCTTTCTGTCATCCGCCTTTTTCTTATCGAATGCGAGTACGATTGATTTATCTGTCATGACATCCACATCAAACTTCACTGTGAGTTCTTGAATTTTTTTGAAATATTCACGAGCCTCCACGGATGTAGAAGTACCGAGACCCTTGTAATACTTGATGCGCCACCCATGTTTACCGTCTCCATACCAGTTTCGAAATGTTGAATCAGTGTAGAAAGATTTCGTTTCTGATCCCTTGGAAGCCTTGATGATGGGTGTCACCATACTCACCACATAGTTCAACTTTAGAAGGCTGGGCCAGAAGTAGTGGATCATGTTGAGGATGAGACCCTTGATATGAGACCCATCGTTATCAGCGTCAGTCATGATCATGAGACGTCCATATCGAAGTTCGGAAACGTCGGTATACTCCTTACCCTGTTGAAGTCCGAGGATCTTCTTGAGATCATTGAATTCCTGGTTAGACGTAAGCTGTGCGACTGACACGTCACGTACATTCTTACACTTACCCCGAAGAGGAAACACACCATAGTGATCACGACCAACAACCGAGAGACCTGCAACTGCGAGGGTCTTCGCCGAGTCACCCTCAGTCACGATGAGTGTACACTTCCCAGATTGTGCCGTACCAGCCTTGTTCGCATCGTCCAACTTGGGAATACCGGTAATTTTGGACTTTCGAGCTCCATCCGTCTTCTTGAGTTCTTTCATTTCCTTGAACTTTGAGAGTGCAGTGAGTTCATCAGCGATACCAGTCTTGAGGGTATTCTTAACGAATGTCTTGGGTAGTTCAAACTTGCTTCCGAAATGCTGTGATTTGGTTGTACACTCAGATTTCACCTGACTGGAAAAGTTTGGGTTTTCGATCGTTGCCCTTACAAAGATCGTAAAAGCATTTTTAACCTGTGGAGGTTTCAGTTTAATCTTCTTCGCCATGTCATCAATGATGCCATTTGCGACGATGTTTGCCACGTGATCGACGTGGGTACCACCTTTCGTAGTGCAGATGCCATTCACGAACGAAACCTGTTCCATCCCGTTCTCTGCTGGTCCGATGCATACTGACCAGCGGTCGGTGGTTACAGATGCAACCTGGTCAACACCTTCGTGCATTTTGGCATAAGCCTCAAAGTTTTGTTTCGGAAGAACTTCGCCATTGAACTTCACTTTACAGTTTTGAGTTGTACAGATGTTCGCATCCCAGACTCTCTTTTGGAAAATTTTATAGATGGTATCATCCATTTTGGACATTCCGAACCTCTTCCACTCGGGGGTAAAGGTGATGGCTACGGATGACGTAGCACCCGAATGTTTTTTAATTTTTGGTGGGTCACAGACAGTCATATTCTTCGACCAAGATTGTGTGTATGTCTGCTTCGTCTCATGATCCTTAATAACCACCGAGAAATCACTCGAGTAAATATTTGCCAACTTGGCACCGTATCCGTTGCGGCCACCCACAATTCTTTTTTGTGTATCGTCGTAGTTCGTACTCGTGAGGAGGTGTCCAAATACAAGTTCAGGGTTCCATAGACCTTCTTTCTCGTGCATTTTTACAGAAATTCCGCCGAGTGGTCCATTATTCTCGATGGTCACTGAACCTACATCCTTATCAATCGAGACGGAGACTAAATTGACCTGTTTGGAGTGGAGAGAGTTACGGTCGATGGCGTTGACGAGGATTTCATCGAATATTTTCAAGAGGGCTGGGGAGTATTTCAAGTTCTTCTTAGTGAACTTTTGACCATCAAGGATCCAGTAAGGTTCGGTTCCTAGGTCAACTGGACCCACGTATGAGTCAGGTCTCTTGAGAATGTGTTCTATATGTGTGAGTTTTTGGACACTTTCCATAGTTTTTCTTCAATTTATTACAACTCAAAATTCTAACTTAGGCATTCATTTCGTCCAACCTACTTTTAAGTTTTGCCTCATCAAACATCAATTCAAGATACTCGTTAATTAGTTCGGGTGTATACTCCTGACATTTGGTTAGACACTCAACATCTTCTTCGAATTCATCTATAACCATATCAGGTTCGACAGCAAAAAATTCGCCGTTTGGTGCACGGAGATGTGCGTAACGAGCATGAAAAATATCTTCAAGTTTTTTTGTTTTGCATGAAGATGTAGTGGTTTTGTTTTTTATCACTGGAAACGGTGATTTAAATTTGGCATAGATGTTGAATTTATACGGAACACTTGTATTAAGTTCACGTACTCTTTGAGTAGGGTGTATAGATTCACCGATCTTAACTTCAGGGAAAGATTCTGTTGTGAGAATATATATGTAAGAGGCGTCTGACATCTTTTCATGTGTTTGTGAAAGACCGAGATATTCTTCAACGTCTCTGAATGATCTCAAAGGTGAGGACAGATTAGATATATCATGATTTGGTGAATAGTAGTATGGATCTGGTCGAGCGTTCGCTTTCCGTCTTTGAGAATATCTAATCCCCCACCCATCTGGGAGTGTGAAATTGTATTTGTCAATGAGATGATTTTTCAATTTTTGAAGATGATCCATTTTATTCATAGTTATTTTCATGTGTATAATGTTGACTTAGGCTATATTTAATTAAACGTATTACAGTTTTTTTTATCGTGCTACTCTAATTTTCCTAAATCTTCTAATACCTTCAATATAAATCGTCTTTCTTCTCGTGATGTTTCTTGTGAATTTAACCCATAAGCAATTTCGTTAAATATCGCTCGAATTTCATCACGAGACAAAGTCTCTGTAATCAAACGCTGGGCTGTTTCACACAAAGATGTCATTCCTGTGAAAGTTTCGATATTCAAGTTACTTAAGTTTCTATTTCTTCACGTATGGAACTGGATGAGGTGTATTCATTTATATATACGTAATCTTCTTTTATATGCTTCTCTGATAAGCCCCTCATACCATGACATTATCTCAGTACACGTTTTCGCCTTACTTTTGGGTAATACATTGTAGCATAAACCGAGTTCTCGATCTTTTATTGAGTGTAGTGTCAGTTTCGGTTTATACTTGAAACACGAAAAGCATACCCTCTTTACCTTTGCACCATGTACGAATGACATAAATTTTTCATTGTTATATAAAAATAATGGTCGTATTTTTCTATAATATCGCACAAATTTTTTGTTATTGGCGTCCTTTGTTCGTATGACAGGATTTAATGGAGCTTGACATAAATAACATTCTGAATACCATGCGATATACATACATGTAATAATAATGTCTGTATACTTTAAATGTTAGGAATTGAAATCTCAGGGTTTCGATATGATGAAAACAGAATGAAACCTAAGTCGGATTCACAAATACAAAATATAATACAAGCAATATGTCCACTTACGAAGAATCAGTTCATTCAGCACTCTTGGTAAGTGGGCGAGCAACAGTTGATGATGCCTGTGAGCACCTGGCGAGGAGTATATTTAAAATGAGAAACAGATACAAAGAACTCGAAACGAAGAAAAAATCACGGGTGGCTATCATTATCGATGAAGTTCCAACAAGTATTCATGAACATAAACACGTCGACAAACTTTGTCAGGCGTCAACACTCAAGGGTGCGAGATGTTCGTTTAAAGCTGTTAATGGTTGTTACTGTAAAAAACATTCTATAAACGGGAAAGTGGTACCCATGGGTAAATT